CAGCGTTTTTGGTAACTCTTAAATCATCCTGTCTTACAAACCCTCTTGCAGTTAGATTCTTTTCAATCTTTTCAAGACTGATTCTTTCTTCCTCGGTTAGTCCATCATTGTCAGTATGGGTTGATTTTTGTTCTTCAAGGTCTGCTAGTTTTTGTTCTAATTCAGCAGCTCTATCTTCTGCATCTCTTTTTTCTTGGAGAACTTGTTTAAAACGGGGATGATCGGAAGTCATCTTATCAGATGGATCTTCTTTGTCTGGATCTTGGGAGTTGTCTTGAGTTTCCTCAACTTTTACTTCCAAGTCGGTTGATTGTTCATCGGACTGCAAATCTGCATCCTGTTTATTTTCGTCCATAGTTTAGTCTTACATAGTTACGGATATGAGCCGAGACATATATGCCTATGGTATTCTTAATATATCAAGTCCTACGCTAAAGTCAAGCCCCTACAGGAGCTTTAGGTTCATCTTTAACTGCAACTATTCTCACTGTTGGTTCTATTGAGTTTCTTGATAGGGTAACTGTAGCATCCATTAAGCAGTTGTGTTTTTTGAGTGAAGCGAGGATCTCTTCCTGACAAGTAGCTATTCGTTGTTTTACAAATTCATCCGGAGTTAATACTGGTATTTCTGCCATAAAAAGTTTATAGCACGAAAAGAATTTGTTGTCAAGTTTATTTTATTGTTGTTCCGGTTTCGGGAGTTTCCCGACTGAAGTCTGTAAAACTAAGCTGAATGTATTATCATCCCTAGCTTTATAAACAGGAGTAGTAACAATTCTCATCTGATGCTTTTCACAAATTGACTCGTAATCTTTTACAAACTCGTCAACTAACTGTTTTTCTGTTTTAGGCTCAACTGCCTTAGCGTTGTCTCCCATATAAATCACCTCGCTTTCAGTATTATTTTATCACTTCTTCTACTGGTTTTACAACTGGATTCATCTTAGCTATCATTGCGGTTGCAATAGCTTCTTTCAATGAAGTTTGTGAACCGTCATCAGTTACATCCTCTACTTTAACTACGCTTGCTATGGCTTGACGATTAGCATTTTCCAATACTCCATTAGCAATGTAATCTAGTATTTTACTGGTTACAAAGTCTTCTATTGATATTGATTCGTCAAAACCATTGACATTAGCAAAGTCTGTTGCTGATTGTTCTTTTAGATTTAATGTTATTGTCATATATCCTCCTTTCTATGCGTATCCTGTGATTATGCCATTCTTAAAAGTTAGGGTTTTTCCAACTAAATCTGCTGTTGTTAATGTACCTGATATACCTGCACTACTATCAGCAGCATTATATCCATCAGCTTCAATTATGCCTGTTACATTTACTTTCCCAGCAGTAATTCCATCCAATGTCGCTGTACTATTAAGGTAGAGTTTATCTGTATAGGTATTTGCAAAGTAAAGACTTGATGTTCCCAAGTCCCTTGCACTATCCGTTGTCGGGTTTATGTTACCAACTATTTCCAACGCTCCACCAAAATGGTTAAGTCCTGCATTAGTATAAATCGCATAATTAAGCGTTCCTCCCCTAGTAACATCGTTGAGGTAAATTCCATATTGATTAGCAACTGTCCCTGATGAGTAGATAACACTTTCTAAATAGTAACCATAGAGATTGGTTATTGCTCCTCCCACTACAACTGGCTGGGCTGTATAACATTTTCCAGTCAATATAGTTCCAGCTTCTCCTTGTATAACTGCTTTACCACCTATCGCATTAGAAGTGGTACCTGCAGCTTTTTGATAAAATCCACCAGAAAAACCAGCATAATAATTAGCAGTACCCGTAGAATGATAAGCACTCAGTTCAAACTGCATACCATAAATACCATTTGAAGCAAAAGCAGTATCGTAGTAACCAGATACTTTTATTCCAGCAACATCTCCTGCGGTAGGATTAAATGTTTCATTAACAAAAATTCCATTTAAGTCTGACAAGGTAGCATCCCATCCAACAGCAATATGTCTTTGTACATCTATCCCACCTATTACATTTATTTGTCCTGCCGTACTCCCGTCCAGTGTTGCTGTACTATTCAAATAAATCTTATCTACATACCCATTAGCCCAATACTTACTACTACTTCCCAAATTATCTGTACTGTCTGTGTCTGAGATAAGAGAGGTGTTGATTGCTACTGAGGCGAGGTTGTCTAAAGCTGCTGAAGCTCCTCCCCCACTTGAACCCGCTGGCGTAATTGATAATTTAGTAAAATCTGCCATATTTTATGAATATTGAACGTCAAACCAACAATCTGCACTCCCTATTGTCTTAGTTGGTCCTGTACTTGAATTACAAATTGTTATTCCCGTTGACATAGCTCTTCCTTGTACTCCAAATCCTAAAGAGAAATTAGAAGTAGCAGGAACTGTAAATATCACTACTGGTACTGCTGTATCTGCGGGTAAGGTTGCTGTATTGTGAACTTGAATAAATTGAGCAGAAGCCTTTGAGTTATACCCCGTAATCCCAAATAATGTTCCTGCTGACGCTTTAGCAACGCTTGATGCCTCATAGGCTACCGAAGTGTCATTAGTTGGTGCAGTTACGGTAACAGCTTGACTTGGTGGAGCTTGAACTGACGCACTTATTTGTTTTAAAACCTGCATCATTGTTACAGCAGTAGTATCAGTAGCAGTTGATTTAGCATCAGCCTTTGCACCAATAGTAACGATTGAACCATCAACATAGGTATTTATAGCTGCTTTTGAAGCAACCGCTACTTGATCGGTTGCTATTGTTACTCTTTGTGAACCTGTACCGGTATTTCCTGACCCCATCAATGGGGTAACTCCGTTTATCTGAGCATTATTTACAGAGGCGTTGGCTGGTAAAGTAAGTACATCTGCTTGCATGTGGGTTGCAGACACAGCTCCAGCTAGGGTAGTTAAATCAGCATTAGTAACAGCAACTGTTCCGTCAACTGTAATAGCATTTCCACCATCTTGGATATTGACCGCAGCTGCACCCGTTGAGTTATTTATAGTTACATCACCAATATCTGTACCTGAAACAAGTTTTGCATTTAAAAGCCCAAGTGTAGTCTCAGTAGCAAATCCTGTTATGGCAGCAGGAGGAGTAAGAGTTGTGATAGTCGCTGTTGGCAAAATAACGGGAACTGAAGCCGCAGCCAAAGCCTGACCCAAGGCTGGGATGTTATCTGTTTTAGCCTTTATCAATGCAAGAGTAGTCTGTGTAGCAAAGTCCTTAGCGGCTATCGTATCTAGTACAGCGTTGTCGGTTGCTGACAATTCCGCTGTAACTACATCAGTATTTACTAAATTTCTAATATCCAAGTCAGTAGCTGTAACCGTACCCGAAGATACAACCGTGATATTTTCCAGTGCTGTTAAATCCTCATCAGATAAATGAACTCTTTGAGCCGTAGCTGCTGCTCCAGCTCCCACAACCGAGAGGGCTGCATTATCTACCGTAATTGAATTACCGCTATCATTTATACCAACCTCATCCCAAGTACCGCTTTGAGTAACTGCAACTGTACCCGTTACGGTAACGCTTGGCATAGTCAATACATCAACCTGTACATGTCTGTCATCATCAACTAGGCCTTTCTTGTCCGTTCCCGCTGCATTTGAAAAGGCTGCTTCACCACCGCTACCTCCTCCTGCTGATATAAGACTCCCGTCAGGATTAACTATTGGTACTGCTCTTATTCCATCTGTAGTTTTGACAGTCGGAGTTGAACTTCCTCCGCCGCTGAATCCACCCATAACTTGCGGAGTTGGATTAATGACTCTAACTGCTATCGCATCCTTATCCTTAGTAGGGAAGTCAATTTTTTGTTTCTGATCTGGTTTAAACTCAAGCTTTAAACTAATTTCATCTAATACGTCTTTAATTGGTCTAAGTGGAGCAAAGACTAAAGGCAGCCATGCGGGTTTCTTAATCCCTATACTGTCTGGAAAATGCATCGGTTGAGTCTTTGGCATTTCAGCCCAATTCTCAATCTTTATTGAATCTGGAAATGGAGGAATGACAGTCTTAGGAAACTCTGGGAAGTTAGAAACACTTACCTCTTTTAAAGGTTCAGGAATTTTAATCTCGCCAAGGTTAGTAACTCTAGTATCTAAGGACAAGACTGTAACTTTACCAGACTTTGTAAGTTCCTTAGCGGTTCTTTCTCCTACTACTTCGTCTTTTAATTGTTTTGCTAAATCCAATGCCTTATCTGCCTCTTTTAAGACATCCATTACTTCTTGGTCTTTTTGTGCTTGTTCGTCTAAATCCATATTATCCTTTCACTGCTGCACTTTTAGCTTTTAAATTTGCTACCATTTCTGCAATCTTTGGATTAGGTGGTGTAGGTAGGGGAGCAGAAGCAGGTTGTCCGTTAATCTGGTCAGGCGTAGTTGCAGAAGCTTGCATCCCTGCCATCGCCATATCCCCCAAAGCTTCTTGTGCCATTCTATCAAAGATATCGGTTGTATTTGGAAACTCTAAGTATTCTAATAAGAATTTAAGCGGTACACCCAACTCTACTAACTTAGTCATTAAGTTCAAGCGTTCTTCTTTTGTCTCACCCAAACTTGAATAGACTGAAACTTTGACCTGATTGTCGGGTAAGATGTTTAAAACATCTAAGTAGTCTCCATTATCCTCTCCATTATCAAAACTCTTGTAAGATTTCTTTTTCTTATCTAAACCCATTGATTTGTACGCCTCTGAACCAACTGCCATAAACTTCTCATCCACTTCGCCTACTTTATTAGTCGTAATTATGCCATCACTCTCATAAAGAGAATACATTTTAAGTATCCATGCAGCCTCTAAAGCTAGGGCATCTTCAAAGTTATCCCTATAATCAGCAATATTATTAGTGTCACCTGATTGAATAGCTTCTATAGCATTACCGCTTGATACCCTTGAGGGTACTGCACCTCTTGAGGCATCATGTGAGCCACCTATTTCGTCAATGAAGTCATTAGCGTAGTCAATTTGTCTTAGAAGTGCCGGATTAAGTGCTGGGATAGGTAACATGTCAACTCTACTACCAGGTTTCTTTTCTATAATCTGCCCTTCAACTGCATTAATAACTCTAAACCCTGCGTTCTTATCTTTTAAGTATCTTCCTCTATTAACTAGATGATTGTATTCAAGTAACTGAGTATTCAAGAGATTTAACATCCTCTGAGGAGCTATGATGTGCTTTAACGCACCATCTGAATTAGCTTCATTAGGAACAATATCTGCCTTATATGGGATGAAAGGATATTCATTGAACGGAGTCTCTTCAAAGTGAATCTTCAAGTCCTTAGTAAAGATACACTTATTAACAATTCCACCCTTACTATTCTTCTCAAAGACTTTATACCAGCATTCATAGAGGATGACAGTTTGTGATTCTACATCTTGAGTAGTAGGCGAACCGTCATTATTGTATGCAATAGATAAAGAGAGTGTTTTAAACTCATCATCGTCTAATTTATTATCAGGTTGAATCTCACTCGCTGTCTCAGGGAATTTGTTTCTTACATAACCTACTGTACGCCTGACAGGTTTAATTAAATAAGGACAATCCTCAATCTCACCGTACTTATCGCCCTTTAATAAATTGAACGGATCAACTGTCCATCTAATCGCTACATGATTCTTTGCATCCCAACCGACCTGTCTATATCCTTCACCGTATTTAATGCCATAATAAACCCATTCTTTATTAATCTTTCTGAAGTTATTAAGCTTATTATCCCTAGCTAAGATAGCATTAGCTCGTCTTGCGTAAGTCTTAGAACTTTCATCTGACAAATCAGGTTCTACTTCAACTACAGGCTTATGGCGTGTTACATAACCTCTGACTGCTCTAAATACCGCAAAGACTTTATTAATAGGAAAGTTGATTGAGTTAGACTTACGGACTATTTCTATCGAATTATCTAAAGCATTACCTCTAACAGTATGATTACCCCTTAGGAATTGATCTATAACAAACCAGTTCCAACGTTCCTTACGAGAGCCTTGATAGGCTGAGTCATACCATGAGATTAACACTGACAGCTCTGGACCACCAACTTCTTTTGGCTCAAGGCTTTCTTTCTTAGGAGCTATTACTTCAATTGTCTTTTCTTTTGGCTTATCTTTTACTTTCATTTAAGTCCTTTCTTTATCAATTCTTCCTCATCCTCTTCTGCAAGGTCATCTGTTTCAATCGGGGTTAACTCTTCATCGTCTACCGTATGACTTTTCTTTGCTTCTTTTGAGATAGTTACTTTAATGGGTTTGGTAAAATCAGGTTCAAAGCTTTCAATCGGGGTAGTTTCATCAAAAGCATCATCTGGTTTAACAGCATCAGGGGCTTCCTCCATTACTCTTTTATATCTTCTGACTCTTGGACTAACTGTTTTCTTTTTAAATAGGGGTTGAGTTATAAAATAAAGTACCACTAAAGTACAAACTAACGAAGCGGTGATTGTGGCAAGGGATACTAATAATACAATAAACAGCAATACTTCCATTGAATAAAGCGTATCAAGTCTAAACTATATTGCAATAGCTATTCGTAAGGACTGGAAGAATCTAACTCAGTAAAATGTTCTTCGCTTTCATCAACTACATCCAGTTTAATAGGAAAGACTGCGGGAAAGACAGTTGTACGCTTGACCTCTAACTCTTCTGCTGCATCTTGTTTTGAGTATGCGATATAACGTAAAACATCACAATTAGATACGATGACATTGCCTGCTGTGAACATTCCTGTATCCGTTACGAGATTCCATACCTCTGCGTTTTCGGAACATTGACATTTTACAGTTGAGGCAGCAGAACTTTGACCATGTTGGGAATGGGGTAGAATATTCTCCGTTGCAATTATTACAAATTTTATTAACCCATATTTTATTTTTCCAAGTAACCGCTGAATTTCTCCTAGCTTGTTCCTTGCCTGCATCTGATTTATGCCACTTCCTTGCTTTTTCTTGTCCGACAAATCCTCTTTTTTTAGCAGCTGCGATAATTGATAATATATGACGTTGTTTATGCTCGGTATTACTGACCATTTCAAGATTTTCAATATCGTTTCTATCGTGATTAGTATCTTTGTGATGAATGTGAAAGCCCTTAGAAATCTCCCCTTTAAAGTGTTGCCATACTTCAATGTGTAGGTATCCTGTTTTACCTGTGTAAAACGATGCACTACGCCTAAAATACCTTTTATCGGATAATGTTGATGAATTTGGATATCTCCTGTAGACGATCCCCTTAAAATAGACACGTTCCACAATTTGTCCTTCGCTTTCAAGTCTTTCAATAGGCGAAATCCATCCTGAGTTAAGAATGGATGATTGCTTGTAACTTTCGTTGACTGGAAGGCGTATACCCTTTGTCTTCCTGTTTTGACTTTTCTTAATACTTTTGACCAACCTATCGGTGTCCATACATAATCCTTTTCTGATACTTTAATTATAGCCTTATAGCCTTGCTTTGTCAATATCTTAGTATGTCTACAAAAACATAAATGGTCGTTAATCTTCCTAACCTCTTCCGGCTCTTCGTAACTACCTATCCTACTACTTGGTTGTTCTTTCCACTGATAATCCTGTAACTCTTGAATAAACTTCTGACATCTAGGATGAATCACAATCTTATTATTGGCAAACATCTGTCTGACAAAGTTAATCCCCGCCACTACTTCATTGTTCGCTTTGACTAAAGGAAAGCCATCTTCTAAGTATTCATCAGCTAATGACCACAACATATCACCCTTTTGTTGATTCTTAGCAAAACCAGCAGGGTCGCCATAACAAACTTGATACTTATCAAAGTCAGCATAGAGTTTTAACATGGTCTTTATAGCCTCTGAGTGCCTCTTGGCGGTGTTTTCCTCTTCTTTGTACTCATCTAAGATATAAGCAATCCCATCTTCCTTAATCTTAATTGCGAGTGAAGCAGTGAATCCCCTGACTGCGAAATCTAACCCTGTGTAATAATCAGCATGTTCATTGAAAGCGTGGTCAAAGTATTTAACGTGGACATCCGGATTAAACTCTCTATAGATAAGTCCTCTGAATCTTGTAAATTCTGCAAGGTATTCTTGAGAGAATTGGTCTATGGTTACATCTAATTTAGCAGCGTCTATTTCTTCTTTCTTAACATAAGGATTATCGTATGAAGTAAACTTCCAACTCTTATATTCTCCGTCTAATAATCCTTTCTCATATAACTCGTAGAAGTGATTATATCCTTTTGGCGTTGAGATGAATAAAACAGGAGCTTGATAATCAACTATACATCCTCTTAATACTTCAGCCCATATCCATCCCCAATTATGAATAGAAGCTATTTCATCAATGATTAATCCTCTAAGCTTAACTCCTCTTAACGCATCTGGATTCTCTGCACCCTTTAATTCAATGATTGAACCGTTCTTTAAAGTGATAGATAACTCAACCTCATTTTTTTTAGCTATCCAATCTTGAGGAATAATGCTTTGCAGCTGTCGCCAGTGGATTTGTTTGCTTTGTTTATAGGTAGGTGAAACTATCCAATATAACCCTACTTCTTTTAAAGCCCACTGTAAACCAATTAACTCTGAAAGAATAGACTTACCCCATCTACGCCCTGCACAAATGATTCTATAACGATGAGTATCGTTTGCAACTTCTAATTGTCCTTGATGTAAAACTACCTTCATTTTCCTATAAACTCAAGAGACATATCCCCTTGATTTAAAATGTTTACTTGATTTTTAACTTCTTTAAATCCAAAATCTTCTCTTAACATTTCTCCCGCTTTTAATTGTGTTTGATAATCAGGTGTAATTCTATCTGGCTCAGTAAGTGAAGTAGAAATCTTAACAGCATCAATCCATTCTGCCATTTTTATAGCAAGCTTTTTAGAATGAATACCTTGAGCCATTAGTTCCTCCCTATATTCTTTCTTTAGTTCTTCAAAGCCCTTACTCTCTGTTAATTTTTGTGGAGTATTTGCAGTAGCAGGAGAATAACCTGCCCCTATCATTGCTTTTGTTACATTCCCACCATTACCAACCAAAAGTTCTGTTGCCCTTTTTTGTTTTAATGTCATATTCTTATTATACATCATCTTTTCAATTTGCGTGGCTTAAATCACATTGTAGGTACTATCAAACTATATCATTTAGCTTTAAATTGACAAAGTACCCTTTTTCGTGTTATAAACCCACTAATGGCATCCAACCCGAAAATAACCTTCCTCTTCCCCTACAGATGGCTTAAAGAAGATAAACTATATCTTGCCGCAAATATAAAACGCATGATTGAAAAAGAAGCAGGGCAAGAGGCTTATGAAATATTGGCTGGTATTCCGGTTTACAAAGTTGTTATCAGTTATCAGTATAGAGAACCGATTGCTAACTTCCCTATTACGCTTACTCAAGTTAAATCATTACTTAAACCATTCTTTAAATTTGGGAAGTGTATTGGTCTGTCTATTGATTACAAACAACATAAGAGTAAAACCATGTTACCTTTATTAGATTTTCAAATATATTTCAACTAATGAATATAACTGTAATTATTCCCTCAACTACAACAGGACTGGGATATCTTGCTAAATTAATGCCTCAACTGTCTATAGAGTGTGAAGGAAATGAAATAATCATCGTTGACAACAACTCAAGAGATGGAACTACTAACTATCTTGCGAATTATGCTTGCACTATTATCGTAAATAAAACCAATGAAGGATTTGCTAAAGCTAACAATAAAGCCGCTAGAAAAGCTGAAGGTGATTATCTGTTATTCTTAAACAATGATACAGTCGTTACCGAAGGATTTTTAAATACAATGCTTGAGACTTTTAACATTGATGAAAAGATTGGCATAGTAGGCTGTCTTATCATCAAACAAGACACTAAACAAATACAACACGCAGGGGTAATGTTTACTCAAGATTACATCCCTTATGAACTAGGGTTACCCGTTCCCTCTATAAGTGCCGGAATTACCATGAATGATGACAGGGTTAGATCAATTAGGGAAGTCCCCTCAGTTACAGCAGCTTGTATGATGATAAAAAAGAGTGTCTTTGAAGAGGTCGGAGGGTTTGATGAAAGATATTGGTGTGGTTGGGAGGATACAGATTTATGCCTCAAGGTTCGTGAACTTGGATACAAGATATGGTATAATGGGATGACAAAGATATATCATAAACATTTTGGCTCAATAAACGTAGGAAGATTTAAAAATGAAACAGAAAACAGACAACTATACGATTCACTTTGGGTTACATCAGGGAGAGCTAGGAAAGTATTGAAAGGATTTATAACAGCATGAACGAAGTACAAGAACTCAAGCTTGATTTAGGGTCGGGTACGCATAAGAAGGAAGGATTTATTGGTGTAGATTTAGTTGCCTTAGAGGGAGTAGATAAGGTAGTTGACTTAACTAAATTCCCCTGGCCATGGACTGATGAATCTGTAGACGCATTATACTCCCATCACACGCTTGAACACTTTGACCCTATAAATTTTGTTAAGGTAATGAATGAAGCATATAGGGTGTTGAAAGCTGGCAAGGAATTTGAAATTATAGTACCACTCTATCCTTCTGATTCTGCGATGCAAGACTTTGACCACAAGATGTATTTTACAACTGAAACTTTTGGAAGGTTTGAGCCAGAGAATGAATATGCATATGAAGTAGGAGTAAAGAATAAATGGAGAAGAAAACTAAATGACTGGACTCCAGCCATCAAGATTGAAGAAAGGTCCGATGGGGTTGCTCTAGTTTGGCCCAGACTTAGAGAATTACATGTGATTTTAAAAAAATTATGATTTTATCCGTAACAATTCCAAGTAGAAATCGCTACGACAACCTAAAAGGAACATTAGAGGCTCTGGCTACTCAGTCAATGGATAAGAAAGACTATGAGGTCATTCTAGTTGATGACAACTCCAATGATGATACCATCTCTTTAGTCAACCAATTCAAGGACAAAATGAGATTAAAGTATGTCTTTAGTAATGTTCCCAAACCACACACTTGGAATGCTAGTTGCATAAGGAATCTGGGTGCAAATATCGCTGATGCTTCAACCATAGCCTACCTCTTTGTTGATTCTGATGTCATGCTACCTCCGACAGCACTGGTTAATTATGCAGAAGATTTAGCAATCAATAGTGAAAGAGTAATAATTGGCCCGTATGATTTCTATAAGGAAGGGAATACTGAGATTGCACAAAAGGATGTTAGAAGCAAGAAGTTTGAAGAAGTCAATAAGAGTGATACTTTTAATACAGTCTTTGATGGACTCTCCTGCTTTGGAGGGAATATCGTAATACCTAAAAAGATTTTTTGGGATGTAGGAGGATTTGATGAAGATGTGCATATTGGGCTTGAAGACGGTTCTATGGGATTAAAATTATGGAAAGCAAAAACAAATTTTTCCTATGATGGAAGAACCAGAGGTAAACACCAATGGCACGAAACACCAATAGATAGATTCCCTCCTAACATGAAAGAACATATTGATAATTTAAACATGAAACACTTTGGTACTAAAGACCCAGATTACGGAGTAGTAGAAGCCAGTCGTGATACTTATGCCAGTTTGGGATTTCCTGATTGGAATCCTCCTGAATCATGGCAGATGAAAAAGATGGGATTTATGCTGACTGTTAAGGAGGAAGAAAAGTGAAAATATTAATAACCGGAGGATGTGGATTTTTAGGCACAAACATAGCTCTTGAAGCACTTAAAAGAAATTATGAAGTCATTGCTTTAGATAACTTCGTCAGACGAGGTTCTGATAATAATGCAAAACTATTAGAAGAAAAAGGTGTTGAAGTAATACATGGCGAAGTTAGACTTTATGAAGACTGGCAAAGCTTACCCAAAGTTGACGCAGTTATTCATTTAGCAGGGCAACCAGGCATTCCTAAGTCTTTAGAAAATCCTGTACTTGATTTTCAAGTCAATGCTGTAGGAACACTTAACGCTTTAGAATTTTGCCGTAAGAATGGAAACATTCCCCTTATTTATGCCTCAACTAATAAAATTTATTCAGACGAAATTAATGAATTACCTATTAAGGAATTAGACAAACGATATGCTTGGATAGATAGAACAGGAATCAATGAGAATTACCCAATGGATAGTGCGGGTAAACACCCACATTCTCCCTATGGAGTAAGCAAAGCAGCGGCAGACCTCTTATGTCAGGAATATTATCATGCCTTCGCAGTTCCCACTGTTGTAATGAGAATGAGCTGTATTTACGGTCTTTATCAAAACGGGGTTTCAGAACAAGGCTGGACTGATTTCTTCGTAAGACAAAGAATATTAGGAGACAATAAACTAATCTTCTATGGAAATGGAAAACAAGTAAGGGATTGTTTATTCGGAAGTGATGCTGCCAACGCATACCTTACAGCTTTAGAGAAAATAGATATAGCCAAAGGAAAAGTCTATAATTTAGGAGGGGGGAAATTCAACTCCTCACTTATTGAATGGGTTGAAATATTAAACAAATACACCGATAAACCTCCTATGGAGATTTCCTATGAAGACTGGCGTTTAGCAGACCATAGAATTTATATAAGCGATACCAGTAAAATTGAAAAAGAATTAAATTGGAAAGCTAAAGTCTCAATAGAAGAGGGTATTAAACAAATGGTAGAGCAATATGAACAGTAAAATGCTTTGGAGATGGGCAAAAACCGATGGCATTCCAATACCAATAGTTTTATTTTCAGGACATTCAATGTGTGATAAAATTACACAAGAAGAATGGGAAAATATAAAGAAAAAACATATAGTCACAAAGAAAATTATTACTTATGAACACAGAAAACGTTAGTGTATTAATATCAAGCTTCGGAAGATTATCTCTTTTTGCAAAGAGCATTAACTCTATCAAGCCTCAATTAACCGAAAATGATGAACTTGTAATCGTAGAAGATGGAAAGAATAACGATTGGGTAAACTGGCTGGACACTCAGGAAGTTAAATATCAATATGTCAAAACCCACAACACAAAATACCGCAGTGGATGTATGGCTAAAAATATAGCCCTAAAGTTAGCTAAGAATCCTATTGTCGTTATAAACGACCCCGAAGTAGAACACTTAACACCCTGTATCAATCAGATAAAAGAACATCTTATAAAAGACATAAGAGGTTTTATAGTGGCTGGAGATGCTTACTTTGGTAAACAAGCTAACGATATTTACAATTCAAACTCAGGACACATCCCTCATTCGCAAGCTCCGTTTGTAGGAGGAATAATGAAAGAAGAACTCATTGCTATTGGAGGATGGGATGAAAGATTTAAGTTCTGGGGAAACGATGACAATTTTCTTATGCATAGACTAGGATTGACTGGAGTCCATCATATAGTAGACGATACCATGAGTATCTTTCATCAATGGCATGAACGACCTCCATTATATGCAATCGGAGATTATAATCACAGCTTATTGTATGAAAGACCAGTGCAAATTGTTTCAAACAAAGGAAAGGAATGGGGAAAATTAGAACCTTATTATGAATACTTTACCAATTAAAATTGATCTCGGTTGCGGAAAAACTAAAACTGAGGGATGGATAGGAATTGATATCAGGCCATTTGAAGGCGTTGATTACGTTTTAGACATAGGAAAAGACCCATTACCCCTTGAAGATAACTCTGTTGATGAGATAAGATCAATTCATGTCTTTGAACACCTTTATTCAGAACAACTTTTCTTTTGCATAGATGAATGCTACAGAGTCTTAAAACCTACTGGATTTCTACATGTAGAAGTTCCTATATTTGGTACTTTGGCATGGAGATTACACCCAGATCATAAAATGCAGTGGACTAAAGACATGGTAGGATTCTTCCAAGTTCCGGCAGATGTAGACAGGCATGGATATTTAAAAGGCTTCTGGCATATAGAGTTCTTAGAAAGCGGTAATCCTGAAGCATTACATTTTAATTTATTTCCCAACAAGAAAGGTATAATCAGATATAATTGGAATGAAAAGTTTTAAAGACACACAAAAATCAGAATTAGATAGCTGGAAACCACAGGAAGATAAGGTCATGCGTGAAATAATCCGCTATCCACTTTTAAAAAAACAAATGGGACTTAACTTCTTAGATACTTCTAATATGGAAGTGTGGGATATAGGTTGTGGAGCTTTAGGAGGAGTGTCAACAGTTATCAACGCCAGAAAGATAGTCAGAATAGATCCTCTTGGAAAAGAATACGCTAAATATTATCCGCAAACTAACATGCAAGCTATTAAGGCAGAAAATTTAACGGAAACTCTAGCCATCCCCGACTTAATTATTGTTACTAATGCACTGGATCACTTTTATAAACCACTAGAATTTTTAAAGCATTTAAGCGAATACATGAAACCAGGAGCATATTTTGCACACCTCCATGCAATTAATAACGCTTATACCCACCCCCATGAAGCCCATGCTCATAATGTCAATCCGGAAATGTTTAAAGAATATCTCAATAAAGACTTTGAATGTGTCTGGTATTTAGATTACAAAGAAGATCAATTAACCTACGGATGGCGCAAGCAGCCCGCATTTTGTGGACTTTATAGAAAATCAACTTATTAATATGCTCTGCCACGCATTAATTAACAGGGAGGAAGGAGTAGGACTACCCAAAACTCTTGGGAAGAAAAGGCTGTTTGAATGCGGATTTAAAATGAAACCCTTAGATATATACACGTTAATCTGTCCCGCAGGACACAAAAGAATGACAGAGGAATGGGATAATAGAAGTTTTAGTGTATTCTATGAAGTTATAATAAAAAAGGTTCATTAAAAGTCTCTGTCTTACGAAGATACATTAAATAAATGATTACACTTAGGACATTTAATAGCATTTAGCATATACATTAAATTTTTAGATTGATGCACTAACTCTAAATTTTCAATTCTATTGTCGTCTTTAATCCCGTTTTTATGATGAACAACCTCTAAAGGAGTTAAATATCTTCCAATTTTCTTCTCCATTACAAATCTATGTTCTCTAATATAACCATTTGAACCAGAATTAGGATGAGATGGATGACTAATTAATACATATCCACTTTTATCTTTATATCTTCCACCTTTCCATGTAAAATTATTAATACCCGTATATTTACCTCTCCTTAATTTTCCAGCTTCTTGCATATTTCTAATAGGAATATTGTATTGTTTTAGAAAAGAATAAAGATATGTTTTACCAAATCCTAATTCTTTTGCTATTTCACAAGCTCCTCGTTTCTTTTTTATATATTCTCTTATTAAAAATTCTTTCGTAACGGGGTGCTTTGGCTTATTCCACGGGATAAATCCTTTTTTAAATTCTGTTTTTGGAGAAATGTGTAAGCCTTTGGGAATTGAATACATCAGTACCTATTATATACTATGTCTTAGGGGAAAGTCAATATATTTATCGGAAAATCAATGGCTCATCATGTGTCGGAGACTTAAACGCTGTACCATCAGGTTTTAAAGTTACATAAACACTGTTGAATCCCCACGATTTATTATCAACTAAATCTATAAGAGCCATTTTTCCGAAAGACTGATGTGCGCCATCATCGTATACTTCTTTGTTTAAGTCTAAATCTTTTCTTCTAAATCCATAAATGCTGGAAACAAAATCCTTAACTATCAAACAATCCTTACGTTTCTCAATTACGTTATTTTCTGGTTTAAACCTATTGTCATTTACATCTTGACGGTTATAGTCAAAAAGCCCGACACTCCCAACGTCAGGGTTATCTGTGAGGACTTGTACTGCCCTAGATAACCATTTTTCCCTAAAGATGATGTCACTATCCACTTTAAAAACAAACTCTCCCTCAGCGAGTCCTAGACAGTTTTTGAATGATCTGCCAACCCCTCTGTTTTTACCCCTATTAACTATTAATTTAGAAAACTTAGTAGGGAAAGTGTGCATAACATCTACCATTGACTCCACTCCGTCAAAATTAATGATAGTCTCACAAGGATAATCTATCGTCTGTAAGAGACTTTCTAAGCAAACCTTTAATTCTTGAGGTCTTTTATAAGCTAAGATGCACAAACTTGCAAAATTCATAGTTTTTTTATACCTTCCTAGGAAGATCCCAAGAAAGTACAAGAATACTATTTCTTGTCAGCCTTTTTCCCATTCCCAGGTTTCAATTCTGGTTCTCCAGTTACTGTATCAGAATTGTCTTTTGTAGTTACTGCAGGTTCGCCCAATGATGTTTGGGGTGTTCCTGTTTCGTTTTTACCTTCCCCAGCTTCATCAGCAAATCTACCCAACCTTTGCTCTTCAGCTTGAAGGCTTGTAAATTCGCCCTCTTCGCCTGGGCTTCTATCGCCCTTGCGAGCTAGATCATCAAATCTTCCTCTTCGTGTTCCCATTTAAAATCACCCCCTCTCATTATATTTATAATATTATAATAGAGGTATATTACAACTGCCAAAATTATTTTCCATATAGATAACTCCCTGTATAAAACCCCTGATGAAAACCTATTTTATTAATCTTCCGGTTGGCTGTCCTGCAAATAAGTTTACCACACGTCATTCTTCTCTTGAAAACTTCAACACTTTCAGTTGGTCTTTTAGTGAACTTTGTTTGACAAATAGGACATTTCATATTAATTCTCTTCTAAGCCTTCTTGCCGTAAATCACTTCGTTTAAGTAAGTGTTTAGTTCTACTAACAAAAACGCTTCAAAGAGCTTGAACTCACTCTAACCATCAGCTTTAATATCGTCAGCGAGTTCTCTATCACAAGTACACTTCCTTCTCTGGCTACCACTGGCTACGTTCTCACCTAATGTACCAAAATATAAATCTAAGGCTACGCCGCACTTTTTACATCGTTTAAGTTTATCGATCCAAGACTTCATACTTTCCTCTGCTTTCTCCTGACGTTATGGCGTTGTTGTTTTGTTTTCATTTATTCTGTAATGTCTTATGAACTACCTTGTCAGAGGTAGATACACCAATCTTCTCTCTCAAATCCAAAAAGGACTTGAGGCAAAAGACTATTCCTCTATTGGATTAGCTTTAGCCTTAGCAATAGCGTGTTCAAAATCGTCTAAATCAAACACAACATTTACATAATGGTCATCTTCTCCTACATCTAATGATAATGAAATTGTTTGACTTTGCTTATCAAAATCAATATTAACTACCTTTAGAACTTTCTCAAAAAGTTCCCTATCATCATCATAATTTGCATTTATTTCTTTAACTACTAATTTACTTCCCATAATTAAACACCTCCTTTCTTAACCTCTAAAGTCAATTACTAAAAATCTCTAAATCTGTAAAAGTAAATGATTCCTCTAACGCTGTTGCTATTAACTCATCTAATTTATATTCAGGTAGTTCTTCTGTTGCTAATTGCTTAAGTAATGGGTGAACCCTTCTGCTAAATCTTGCAAATAATTTCTCATATTCTTCTAAATCAATATAAAAATAGTCTTTACTTTCTTGTAGGTTTACAAAATTATCTGCTTTTACTATATATGAATCTCCGTCTTTTTGTATTCTCATACTTTAACCTCTGATATAGTTTGATATAAATAGTTTTTAGCACTTAAAATCACGAATATTGAGCAAAATGCGTAGCTAAGGTTTTTCAGTCTAGGCTCAACCTTAAAAAAGTGGACTTGACAAGTTTTTTCAAGACTTTTTAGGCACGAATTTAACAAAAAGTGTGCGTAGACATTCGTTTTTAAAACCCATGAGATAATATATATATGAGATATAAAGCTAAGATTTGCAAATGCGGACACGAACTGCTTTGTCATTACGACCCAAGAGTTAATGACTACCGAGATTGTGCTTTGCAAATTACTACCACAAAACACTGTAAGTGTAAAAAATTTAGATTGCAATAATTTCCCTAACTGTTTCTCTTTCTTAATTTTCACAAGCTACTCCTTTTAACAAAAATTGTGCCACCTCGTCTATAATAACTTTGCATTAATTCTTCTCTTATAAACTTTTTACCAAATAAAGATTTTACTCTTTCAATAATTCCTTTAGGTTTTCTAGATACACTAATTCTTAATATTGCCTTACCTTTTGGAAAGACTGTTGGATTGATTGTTATTCTATCGTTCATACTTTAACCTCTAAAGTGTTGGTAGCTTCAAGTCTAAATATAGCCAAATCTAACGCACCATTCCAAGCCTTATCTTCTTCGTCATCTTCGTTGTGATACAAGCTATAAAGTAATTCTATTATCCCTTCCCTCTGCTCCTTTAAGTTAGAGTTGAATAGGGATTCAAGGTCATCAACAGCCTCATCAATTAAGATTTCATCATCGTGAACCTTTTGTAATAATTCTTTAATTTCTCCTAATTTAGTCATAGGTTAGTTATTGTGTTTCCTCCCTCACAGTATTTTCCCGTTCCTTCTACCGAACTCCCAGTATAAGGATTAACATATCCTAATAAGAAATTATCTTTTTGGCAATTCATACATCTTCTTGCTTTTGCCCCATATTGTTTTGCATACCAATCGCTAGCATCATACGGATACCATTTGTGTTTTTGTTTCTTATCTCTTAACATATTATTTCTCCAGAGTTAAATCTAACCAATAAAAGAAATTTGCTATTAAACATATCGGGAAAAATATAGGAAAAAGTATAATTCCCCACCATTTACCCATTATTCTAAAATATTGTTTGACCATTTTAATAAAGTTTTTTTGCGTATTGTTCATATTTCTAAACCCCAACCTTTTCCTAGAAACTCTGTTTTATCTCTTTCAGATGGTTTTCCCCACCAAATCCAATCCTCGTGTTCCCCTCCATGTGGACAATTAACAGTTTGATAGAAATCATATTCTCCTAAATCTTCTTGCTTAAAATTGACTTCATCATCTTCGGCAATTCCGTATTCTCTTAAATCCTGCCTAATTGCCCTATAAGCTCCAAGTCGGGTTATGTTTCCACAAACTCCGTAAAAATCTCCATCTTCGTTTGTTATGTTTCTTTCAATTATTTTCTTCATACCTTCTCCCTCTCTATTAAGGTCAAAATTTCATCTCTTATGTCTGATATATCCATATTATTATAAATAGCTTCATCCAATCTTTCTTCTATTTTCTTTATCAATTTACCTCTATAGACATCAAGGGCTTGGACTTCCTTTAAATATAACTTTTGAATTACTCGTTTCTGCTTAGATGCTACCTCAAATCCTTCTTCGTAACCCTTACGATAATTTTTCCATCCTCCAAACTCTTTATCAAAATCCTTCTCCCACTCCGTAGTCTTATCTGTTTGGGGAGGCTTAACTACTAATGAACTACTAATTTCTTCTGGATTAGTAGTAGCTTTACTAGCTGTTTGGGGAGCTTCATGCCCACACCCTTTTATACAAGAACCATAGTGAAATAATGGCTCTTTCTCAACCTTCCTTAAATCTTCATGGAAATTACATAAAGCTACTCCATATTTGAATAAAGTATTATTATATTGAATTTGTGAGATTTCTAAACCATCTTTTTTACATTTATACATATTCTTATTTATCTCCTATGGTCTCAATAATATATATTGCTAACTTTTTATAATCTGCTCCAACATATCCCTCAAATTGACCTACGCATTCTCCAACTTTATCCTTTTTAGTTACTACGAAAATATCAAAATAAAATCTGGGAGTTCCTGCTTTTCCACCCCATTTAGTATCAAGTAATTGGTCAACTTCAAATCTTTTACCCCTATAGGTAAATTTACAAATTGTCTTATTTAAACTTTTATCTTTCATATATTCTGTAATAATTATTCTTATCCGTACACTTTAAATTTCTGCATTCCTTCTGACCCCAAAAACCTCTTTCCATTTTAACCGAGCCGCAAGTGGTGCATCGGTTTTGAAGTAGGGCTTGTAGCTTTTGTATAAATGTAAGTTTTTTCATATCTTAGTTAAACTCTCAATCCTTCGCTCTAATATCTAATCCCATTTTTAACAAACCAATAAAGTCTTTAGTAACTTCTGTTGACATTAAGGGTTCTTTACACTCGCTGCAAGAAATAGCAAAGTGTGGTCTTTTAGGTTTATTAGCCATTATAAGCTCTATATTTAATTTATCTGAACCACAAAACCAACAATTAATCATCTTAACCTCCATAATATATTTAAAAACCATTCAGGCATTGGGACTATATGTTCTACGTTTAATTTAAGTAACCAAACAATTAATCTATTTTTCATATTTAAGCTCCTCCAACTTAGTCTTATATATTTTTTCTAATTCTAAATAATCCTGTACGGTTAAATTTAGAAAGTCTTTACTGTGTTGTCTTAGGTACATAAACTTCTCTGTTCCTATTTCATCCTCTACTCTTTCCCAGAATACTCCCTGATTGCCTTTTAAGATTACATTACAATATCTACATTGTGGACGAATATATAATACATTTATATAATTTGTATTAGTATGTCCTGTCATCCAATGACCAGGCTGGATATTTTCAAAGGTTGTTGCAGAATCACAGGTATAACATTTAACCCAACCTTTTTTAGTTACCTTAGTACGATACCACTTTGCAAAGGAATCCCAAGCCCTTTTTTTACTTCTTTTTAAAGTTATTGTTTTCATATTTGTTTCACTAATTCTATTAAAGTAACCGTCATATACATCATAAAAGAAAAAGCTACAGCAACGAGTAAAATAAATATTCCTATAAGTAAAGATAATAAGTTTTTCATATCAGTTTACTAAACCATAAGACTTTACCCGCCCAATCTTGCGAACAGTTGTTATATGGGCAGGATAATTCATTGATTGATTCTGTTTGTTGGAATCTAAGGTAAGTTCTTGAAGTCCCGAGGGTCTGTGCGACCTTGTAAATACCCTCTTTAAATGAATCAAAGTAACATACATGACTCCCACACATATACCCCCAAGCGTTATAAGAGCCTGGAGCAATATTCTTGCCAAAAGTAGACTCAACTCCACTGATACTCGGAAGAACCTTATAATTGATTTTATATCTAACAGAAGCATCCACAAAGTCTTTTGCATTCCCTGCCATAGGAGAGTGATACCTTTGTAGAAACGTCTGTACTCTTTTAATTTCATTAAGGTTCGGGTTCGTGTATTTAAGTGAGCTATTATAAAATTGTTGTTTAGATCCGACATATATAAAAAAAATAATTATAAAAATCTTTATCCATCTCATAATTCCAACTGTTTAGGTGCTTCTTTTCTAACCGCTCTTCCGTCTTTTGTAAAAATGTAATCATTAAACTGTATCACTAGTTTACCTCCCCAAAAGTAAGTTGCTGATCCGTTGGCATTTCTTTTAGAGGTTATGGGGAATTTATACTCTCTAATTGCTATACTTACTGCCTTAGGTACATCGGCATAGTGAAATACATCTCTAAGCTCGTCAGATGTCGCTGAATGATGTTCTCGTATGTAGCCTGCTACCTTTGCTGCTTGTGTCATATTAAAAATCTACATCATCTGGTATCTCTATTTCTCCTGTTTCTTCAAAACTTTTATCTACTTGCTTAGCTAACTCTGATTTTCCCCAATCTATATATTCACACCCGACTGCTTTGCCATTTATCCATTTATTGTTTTCACACTTTATAAACTTACTTCCGTCTTTTTTTGTTGCGTAGATGAGTTTAGCCCCGTCTTTAGGACAAACTCTATTCTCAACGTATTCTACAACCTTTGGAGGGTATCCCTGTCGCTGTCTTGATACGGGAGTGCCACCTTTTTCCGAAATGGCCTTGATAGCCGTATCAAGATTTGTTGCGACTGTTCTTAAATCTTCCCCTCTTAAAGTTAAAGATACTTCAAACCCGTCAGCCCTCTTATAATTAGTAAACATTACAACTGGAGCTTCTGGCAAGTTATTCATAGTCTTCCTTTCCTTGATTCATTTCTTGATTTATATCGTAAACATCTTCCATATCCCTATCAGCTTTTAAATCTGCATATTCTTCTTTTTTCATAAAATCATAACTACGTTGGTGATCCCAGCAAAGCCCTTTGTTATAGACTCTATAAGAGTATTTGACTTGTGCTTGTGTTAATCTATTTTTACAATTTGGTATTGTGCAATTCATATTATTTATTAATTAATGTTATCTGCTCATCTAACCATTGAGACATTGCTTTCTTTAAAAGGTCTCGTAATTCTTTAGGTTCTACCATCTCTATTGTTTCTGCTAGAACTTCTGCTGTTGATATTGTTTCTGCTGTTAGTTTATTCATATATTTCCTTCTTTAATCTTATATTTTCTTCTTTGCAATTTTCATCTATACAAATTACCTTCTCAATTACTGCTGAGACTGTCTTGCCTACTAGGTTCTTGCCTACTGAGACGTATTCTCCGGTAACTGTGTAATTGTGGTTGTGTCCTGCTCGTTGGTTATACATATTATTTTGTAATTATTATAAAGAATATAAAAATCATTACTCCGAAGAAAAAGGAAATTGCCATATCTTGTTTGCTGTTCCTGATTAATTTTTTAAATTTTCGTTTGTTCATATAAAGTAATCTTAAACCCCTATTGTGCCTATGTCAACGACCAAGATGTGAACAAAGTGGTGCTTTCTGGGTCAAGCTTATTTTGTCTTTAAATATTCTGGCTCTTCCCAAGGTAGTAATTCTCCTAAACCATTTCTATAGGGCTCATCTTTTTGAATTACACGAATTTGTGTATTTTGAATTTCCTCTACCCGATCAAAAATACTAAGCTGTTTCATAGTTTTTTTGCTTGTTTTCTTAATTCATTCTGCCTTGAATTAACATCCGTATCTGTCATCTTCTTTGGAAGTATATGTTTTTGGAAAAAGTTTTTCTTAAATTCTGCCATTTTTTTAGTAAGCCTGTCTTTTTCCTCTTTTGATATTTCTTTTTCACCTGTTGGTAATTGTTTATTAACATTAAAAATCTTATTGCTTAAATAAAATTCTTCAATAAAAGGAATGTTAATAAAATAATCGTCAAACATTACAGTTCCACCTTTACCCTCATTAATCATATTTTTTACAATGTTTGTTCTTTCCTCATTAAGGATGTATTTATTTTTATTTATAATTACCGTCCATTCTTCAGTATAGTTTTTCATATTCCTCTTGCATCCACCACCTTTCTTTTATCATTTTTACCTTGATTAAGAAAAATAATTAATTGTCCCATTTTTCTTTCAAGCTCGGTAGGTTTTGTAATTCGTGGAGAAAAGGGTCGTGCAACTATCTCCGGTAACTGATTAAGTAAATTTTCTATTCTCTTATAAGAGAACTTATCAACTTGTCTTTGTAGGGCATCCCGTTCTGTCTTATTAGCATATAACCTATCATAATTAGGGTTAACTCCTTTAAATAAAGTAATTAATGGATTAAGAGCAACGTCAGTTGCAATATCTTTCTTTTGTATAAGTTTCTTTTGTATATTTTCTTTCTTTTCTTTTGTGTGCCCCTCTACTGATGACAATTTGTCATCTCTACTGGGGGAGGGTGTCATCTCTACTGGGGGAGGGGTACCCCCTCTACTGATGACAATATCCTTGTCATCTCTACTGATGACAGTCATCTCTACTGATGACATTAGCTTCATGAATTCCTTACTAAATCTTGTATCCTTGTCATCTCTACTGATGACATGTTTATTCTTTAATCCCTTTAATGCTCTACTGACGTACCGTCTATCTAAATTAGTCATTTGCGATATTTGACTGCCCGAAATCCAATCATTTTTCTTTCGCTCTTTGGTTTTCTTATCTATAAATCCATAAGTTTTTCTCCATATACAAAATAAAACCCTCGTCTCATAAGGAGATAAATTTATTTTACAAAGTGCCTCTAAAACCTCGTTATGTATTGGTGTATATGGGTCATTCATAGGAATACATCATATTTTTAAGTTGTTTAAAAGCGTTAAATAATGAAGACGGTTCTATTTCTAGTCTTTTTTGCCAATAGGTTTCAACAGCTTTTTCCGGAGTAAAACTATCTCCTCCAATCATTGGTTCTCTCTCAATGCCAAAAATAAAATAAAAAGTTTTTTCTCTTTTTTCTACTCTAAGAATAGGGAAAGTTAAAGCAAGAAGTGTTGAAGCTATGTAGATGTCCCTAGTTTCGTATGCGGGAGAATTTATTTTATCCATACAAATTTAAATATAAATTTACTATCTAATTAACATTATTATCTCTTTAAAAACAAAAGTCAATACTCAATCTTCTCTCTTCAACTTCCCGTGTAAAAACAAACTTATTTCTTCATCTTCTCCACCTTGATATTGATCTGCTGTAAAGATTGTACTACCATTATGTCCAATCTCTCCCGGGAAACACAATTCAGGCTCTCTAGGGGTTTGATGGCCTGTTTCATGAGCACTTCTACGTTCTGAACGCATTATTGCCATTCTTAAAAGTCTTATGCCTTCTTTCATATTAAATCTCCATTTGAAGAATACATTCCCGAAATTCTTGCATCTTCTAATCCTCGTTCTCTTTCCCTAACATAATTTAATTCTTCATCAAAGATGCTTTTATCTTGTTGTTCTCTTGTCCAGCCCATTTGTTCTTTTCGTCTTTCAATTCTCAAATCTTGATTGATTACGTCTTTTAAATGATTCACAAATGGCAAGATTAGTTCCAAATTAAATTGTGCGTTTTCCTTCATAAGCTTTTCTAAATACTTCAGGTACTTCTACCGTATGACACTTCTTGTCAAAAACTATTATTTCCGTAGCCAATTTTTCTTCCCCTGCTTCTTTTAAATCTTCACGAAGTGAAACTATGACACTTCGTACACCTTTTTCCATATATTGCCAGGGTTCTACTTTCCCCCCATTCTTAGAAAAACCAAATGTTTTACCTTGTTCTCTTATATCTTCTAAATAATGGAATTTATTAAGAACAAAATAAAGTCTTTCCGCCCTATCGGTTACAAAACCATTTTTATATAGTTGTATTTCTTTCATTTTCAACTGAAAATATAGTTTTTTCTTTTTCTGTTTCAACTCTGTAAATCTTGTCTAAGATGTATTGTTGTGCATTTTCCATATACGCAAAACCTTCTACCCTGTGTTCTTTTGGGTCAAGAGCAAAGGAATATCCTGGTCTTCCGCCTCTACCCCCAAATCCTTGTTTTCTCGCATAAGAATCATCTGTTTTATAAGTTCCGCCTAAAATAAACAAACGGTCTTTTCCTGCGTATTCAAAAGTTCCCATTGCCGATTGATGGGAATGTGCCATTAAAATAATGTCCGCTTCAGGATGTTCGTAAAACAAGAAATTTCTACAAACATTTAAAGGGTTTATTTTTGAATATCCCCAATAGCGGTGTGTCATACCAATTTGATAATCCTGCTTTCCGACTTTAATGTTAAGTCTTCCGCCTGTTGGAAAAACCGCAGCGTTTTTAAACTTATCTCCGAATACATTAAACCACTCGTAACCCGACCCATACATCCCATCTTCGTGATTTCCATAGGAGAACGCACCTATTTTTTTCTTTTTATCTAATGCAACCAGTCTGTCTAAAAGTGCGTAAGTTTGAAGTTCGGGAGGTAAGGGGTTTTCGTAAGTACCTGTTGCCCATTTTCCGATTACATTGAAAACATCAGCCATATCTCCATTTGTAACCATTTTAAAATTAGGGGTGTCTTCTACAGTATCAAGATTCTTCTCCATTAAATCATAATCTGAACGAACTGAACCGTAGTGCATATCGGAAAAATCAGCAACCATAAGAGGCAGTTGTGGATATTCTAACGTAGGTTTCCAAAGCGCCTCTTTAACTCCTATTTCAGATTTACGGGTAACTTCTTGTGCTCTTCTTAAAAGAGCTGTTGAATCCCTAAATATTGAACCATCTAGTTCTCGTTTTATTGTGAACCTACTTTCTCACTAATACGATATAAACCAGACGAACCGAGTGCTACTAATATTCCTGTCTGCAAATCAAGTCCGAATAAATGTAATAACCCTAATAAGATACCTGTTAATAAAGCTATTACAAACAGAATAAATCCCCAATAATCTTTTGATATTTGTGCTTCTTGTAAAAGTCTTACTCCATTAACAATACCGACTATAACTAAACCACCTTGTATGTTATCCATAATTCACCCCCTTATAAAACCTTAACTAATATTACTATTAATATTATAACTATAAGTACTGTTACAATGTCCATGTTACCAAAGCTCCTTTCTTTTTCCCTTTTTTGATTTTAACTACCATAATAATTCCTTAATCTTTTGTCTAAGACTTTTTTTAGTTTTGTGATATTTCTTCCAGACTTTTATTTTATGTTTTTCTAAATACCAAGATGGTTGTTTCATTATTTTATAAACTTAGCTTTTATTTTACTTAAAAATGGTTTACTGTCAAACATAGACTCTACAGCCTTTTGGGTATGTTTTGGAATTTGCTGTACTTCTTCCTTAACTGCATCTACTAAATGTTCTTCTGTGTTATTTTGGTTATCAATAATCTGGGAGTTTTGTTTTTCGCTTTTTGCCTGACTTACTTCAATTTTATCTATTTTTACTCTGTCTTCTCTTATTTGTTCGGAGATGTGGTCGTTAGACTTCTGCACGGTATCTATGGCTCGTTGTAAGGGCTCAAAACGGAGTTTTAATTCATCGCTAACCATATTGCCTATTTCGTCTTTAATAATCTTTTTAAGGGCTTTTGTTAACTCATTATCCATATTAAGAACTTTTAATAGTGTCTGCTAATGCTTTAATCTTAGTTATTCTTGCTTGTAGTTCAGTAACTTGATTAGTCAGGGTAAGGCTTTTGGCTATTTCTGCTTGATATTGGTCCCAATTATCATTTCGTGCTTTAATAATAGCATCTAACTCTTTTTGAGTAATAGTTGCCATTGGCTCGGTAGTAACTGCTTTAAGTCTTAACCAACCATAAACCCCGTTATAAGTAGGATGATTAACTACGTTTGATTTACTGCCTGTAGGAAAGTTTTGACTAAAGCTCCTAAATGAGTTTACATCTCCTTGAATGAATATGTCCACGTGACCATCAGGGGACCAATCGTAGAGCATTATGTCGCCCTTAAGGGGTACTCCTGTAGGAGTATTGGGGATTTTATCAAATAATTCGTGTCCTTTGACATTAGCAAAGTTTGTCCAGACTGATTTTGCGTTAGGTTGTGCGAGGATTGAGAGGTCTGAAAGTCCTAATACATCTCTGCAATAGGCGTGCATTAAATCCATACATTGGTTTCCGTATGCTCCGTCTGTATCTATTCCTACATTTGTATTATCTTTGACAAACTGGTCAAATGTTTTCATAATTTATATTATACCACTTTACTTATTCTCCCATTATGTGATAGACAATTAATGTGATTAAAAAGCCCAAAGCAAAAATTCCTCCACTTAACATAAGTGCAACTCTGGTATTAAAAGTTTCTAGTTTGCCTAATCTGGTTTCGTGGTCTGTAAGTCTTTCGTCTACTCCCTTTTTATAAAGCACAGGATAGGAGTCGTTTATATTTAATTTCTGATTTTGTAAGTCTGCTATATTTCTTGCTGTTCCGTTTTTTATCTCTAGGATTTCTGCAAGCATGGTCTGTTGAATAGTCTTTATTTCTATAATAAGGTCGTGGTCATTGCCGTTTTTCGTGTCTGTAACTTTAGTAGCCGCAGCGGCAGCGTTAGCTATCGCCTTGACAGCATCTTCCGCAGCAAGAGCTATCATGTGTTTAGCTGCTGCTATATCATTTGTTGATGATTGTTTTGCCATAATATTAATTATTACAAATTTAAGCTAAATAGCAACTATAGACTTGCTAAATACTCATTTGCTCTTGTTGCGATGTTATAAGGGACTCTGCTTCCTGTACTAAATTCTCCTCCGTTTACACTTCTCCTTGCATCAACAAAATCTTTCATTGCTCTAGTTGCAGTACCAAACAGTTTAAAGTATGCAGCCATTGCTCTTGCAGAAGTTGTAGGGTTATTTAAAAGTTCTGGATGGTTTACTAAGTCTAGTTTTAAATACTGACCTATCTTTTTATAATTAGAAATACCTGTTAATTGTATAAATCCTCTTCCGGCATAGTTTGCACCACCTTCATAACCTAGCCTTTGAGCCTGACTTGCTCCTCCTATTTCATTCTTAGGTACAAAACTGGATTCATGTTCTGCAGTTGCCAGGGCGTAGGCAATAGCTCTTTTATCAGTTATTCCTTCCTTCTTAAAAGCATCAATAATAATCGGTACATTTTTAGTTGCTGCTTGCTTCATGTTTGTAGGTACTTTTGCTACAACTTTAGTAGTCTCAGCAGCATAGGCTTTGGGAATAAAAGAGTCTAATAAGCTAGTAGATTTGTATGGTTGTCCTTGACCGTATTTTTTTATCCAATCTGTAATTTGTACTCTAGCAGCCTCTTTAGTTATTGTTCCATTTTTTAATTCTTTAGCTAATTTAGTTTCAAGAGTTGCTTTAGCTTGATTTGCATCATTAGTAATCCATCTTAAATTCTTATCTGAATTATCGCCTCCTAAAGCTAGAGGGATTATATGGTCAACAACCAAACCATTTTTGGCTGTATTTAAGTATTCTTTTCTTTCTAAAATCATTGCATTTCCTGATATTTTTCTCATCCTCTCTTCAGTAAAGATAGCCTTAATTGTATTTTCTGGATCAACACCAATCCCCATTGTTGCAAGATAGATTTTATCAACAAGTGTTTTCGGAGCTTCGGGAGATGATTCATATTTATCTTGAATAGTTGTTCTTAAACCTGTACCGTTGAAAATTCTTTCTTTTACAGTAGCATTTATTTCCTCCATAACCTTCTGCATAATCCCAACTTTTTCTTGATTAGTTGAATTTTTCCATAATTGTTTAGTTTTTAATATTCCGAATATCTCTTTAGTTTGTGAACCTAATTCTTTTTGATATCTTATAAACTCACTTTGGGATAAGACTTTCTCCACCCCATCTACGGTTATTTTCTGCGGAGCAGTTCTTGGAACTTGCACCTTTTCTCCTGTTTGTCTGTATAATTCTAAAACCATATCAGCTTCAGGAGTAGGTAAATACTTATTAACAAAAGCAGGATTAACAAAAACATTAAATACATTGTTAGAACCATTCTGATACCTTTGAGTATCTTCCCCTAAAGTATTTGATCTATTAGACATCGTTGCGGATAAAATAGGTATCTTCGCTAGTACATAATTCATAGCTTGTTTATACTTATTTGGATCGTAAGTTTCTTTAGTGTTGTTATCTATTACCTGATTTACTTGAGAAAGTAATGTTGGTATCATACTTGAGGGAGCTTGTAAAAGAGCATCCACTATTGAATCAGTTATGCTTTGTCCTCCAAAGAACCTTTGAACTCCTGAGACCAAAGGTTGTTCTGCTAGAGTATCTATTCCTATAGCCAAGTTACTTACTCCCGAAGTTGCTATTTTAGAAAGAGTATCAAATACATTCCCGCCTTTTACATTCTGTTGTGCCTTGCCAATTTCAGCTCCCATCGCCAGAGATACTGCCATTGGTTGCATCCAGTCGTAGCTTACTAATGTGTCTCCCTTTTTAATCTTGGCTTCATCTTTATTAAATCCTGAGAGAACATATCTTTTCAAAGCTGTGATATTAACTGAATACTGTCCTTGTCCTTTGGTTTTTTGTAGGGTTCTTAAATCCGCATCCTTATCAGCAGCTCCTGTTAATATTCCAGCTTTTTGTAAAACTGCACCTATCCCCGTAAGTCCTGCTGTTCCCACAGTTGCTCTTGCAAAAGACTCAACAAACTCTTTTTGATTAAAGCCTTTTCTTAATAGCGGATTAACAACCTGTTTTAGAGACCTTGCAAAGCCTATCGGGGAGTAATCAATAGCTCTCATCAAAAGATTAGCAGGAGTTTTGGGATACTTGATAATTAAATCCCCTAAGCCAAACTCTTTACCTGCATTAAGTGATTTTTTAAGCCCTGAGAATATCATTGTGGCAGCATTCTTATCCTGAAAAGTTCTATAAAGTCCTGCAAAGTTTGCTATATCGGTCATTTCCTTAGTCGGATTAGCTAATAAGTCTATTACTCTTGCTTCTTTTTGTACGCCCTTTAATCCTTCATTCATTGCAATTATTCTTGCTTCACTTGCTAAAGACTCTTCAGCTGCGGCTTGGTAGAAAGCCTTATCAGGCACTCTAAGTCCTATGTTCAAAGCCTTCTCCGCAGTACCTAATATTTTCCCTTTAAATACTCTTCCTGTGGGTATTTCTAATTTACTATCTATATTACTGGTATTAACTCCTCTAAGTGCTTCTTGTAGGCTTTCTTTCCCACCCTTTACTCCACCTTTAAACTGAGTGATTAAACTAGGTTTAAGAACAGACCTTTTCCCTGTAATTTTAGAAACTCCAACATCCAATCCACTTGCGATTAATTTTGAAACATTATCTAAAGCTAAAAAGATAGTATTCCCTCCTAAGTTTCTAAGTAAAGTCTTAGGGTTTAATAATTGTGCCATAGTTTGAATTGTGGAGATTTTCTTTAACATAGTCGGCGGGACAACCTCATTGACATCTCTTAAAAGTTCTGCGGTTCGCAATATCTTTTCTCTACCTTCGGGAAGATTCTGTAGTTCTTCTGCCTTTGAGAGTAATTTACCTGCTGTTTCTTCGGTTAGTTTAACATTTCTGCCCGCATTCTTAGCTCTATTTACTAGAGTTCCGGCATATCTTAGTATTCCTTCAGGAGTTAATCTTCCAAACATCGCTAAAGCCTGAATGCCTTGTCCTGATGTAGTTGCTCTCTCTGCCAACTGTTCTACTGTTCTTATAGCAGTAGTGAAGTCTCCTGCCTTTTGTGCCTTAACGATAAGAAGCTGTCCTACTGCGGAAGTAGTGTCATCAATAGAACCCTTGCTCTCAAAGACCATCTTAGTAGCCTTACCTAAATCTTTTTCCACAAGGTCTTTAGCGGTATTAAGCGTTCCTGTATTTGTGATAGGATTGTATTTTGTTCTAGTAGAATCTTCCAAACCTTTTATAATTGCCTCTTCTGTGTTCGGTTTAGCTTTAACTGAGGTTACGAACTTTCTCTCCTTGAGTGTTCGTGCTATAATCTCGTCAGATGAATCTTTTACTGGCTGTTCTCCTAATTTTATTTTGGTACTGGCTTGGTCAGCAACTTGATAAGAAGTACCCTTATTCTGACCGACTGGCAGTTCTGATGTACTTGCTTTTAATTCCTGTTTTAATACTGGCTGTTGGGCTTCTACTTTCTTAAACGGAGTAATTAAATCCTTCTTCACGTCAGAAATGGTAGGTTGTGCGACATCAGGCTTGACGGAAGTAAATATATCTTCAATACTTTTAACAGGACTCTTCGTATCATTAATTAATTTAGTAGCCTGTTCTAAAAGTTTAGGGTCTGATTTAACTACTTTCACAAAATCCTCTACTTTAGTAGCATTTTTAGCTATACTTACTAAACCTTTTTCTCCTCCGCCAATTACGGGAAAAGCATCCATCGCCATACCGCCTGCTACTAAAAGCGGAGCAATAAAACTAGCAGTATTATTATCAACTCCAAATCCTTTTAGACCATCAATCCAACCCTGATTATTCTCAGATAAGCTCTTTATCTCATCTTTACCAAATTGCAAACTCTGGTCTCTGGTAATTATTTCCTTTCCCGTTAATGGATTAATTTCTTTCTTGATAGGCTGAAAGCTTTTCTCGCCTTTCATCTGAAGCTCTATAGACTTAATTACTCTTTGAGGATTATCAATAAATGCCTGCTTGACTACATCAACAACATTCTTAGGAGTTACTTTAAGCTTTGAGTCTTTAGCCTGACCGCTTATTAAATTTGTATTTTGGTAAGCATTCTTAACAGTATCAATACCTTTTTTAACATTCGGTTCATTCATAAAACTGGTAATCAAATCAGGTTTGTTTGATGGTTTTAAAGTTGCAGAGGGTTTTTGATTAAATGTGCTTAAGTTAATCTTTGGCAGATTAGCGACTGGTTTAACTGGCAATGGCACTTTAACCTGCGGTGGTGGGGGTGTAACTACTTTTTGAACAGGCTGGAAGTTCATTCCCGCACTTGGAGATTTAACTAGAGAATTTGTTTTTTGCGGAGGAGTTACAACCTTAGGTTTGTAAGGACTTATTAGTTTATTAAACTGAGCTATTAAAGATTGAAATATGTTCATTCATTTATTTTGACGCTTTTATCTGGTCTACTATAGATGCTTTAGACTTAGTTACTTTGGTCGGATTGTCTTTCTTCCAAGCTTCATATCTAGAATCAATATCTTTGATTGTATATCCACCCTTTGGAGGAGTAGCTTTACCGCTTATTACATTTTGCGACCACCATCGTCTAAACTCCACCTCTTTTATTTTGCTCCAATAATTTGCTGCATTTGGGTCTTGGAATCCTGCCAGTTGCTGTTCCTTAGTAATCTTAATATCAGTTGCAGTTCCCGTACCGCTTGTTCCTCCTGATCCGCTTCCTTTATAAACAGGTACAACTACTTTATTTCCTGTACTATCAGTTATATATTGTCCTTTTCCTGCACTGACTCTTGCATCATTTCTGGCAGTTGTTGCAGCTTGGGTTTCATTTGCTTTGGTAAGTTTAGTCAATTCATCATAGACTGCGAGAGTAGATTTAATGCTGTCTTGAAGTTCTGTTTTCTTTTGTTCATAAAGGTCTGCTTGTGTTCCAGCTGCCTTATAATTAGGGGAATCTGCCATATGAGTCGCACTATCTCTTTGACTTGCTCTTTCAATATACATAGGAGAAGTTGGATCTCCATAAACTCCTGCAAGCTTTCCATCCATTTCTGCAATCTTTCCAAGTTGAGCCAGATAATTAGCTTTAGTCTGAGCCATAGCTGGATTAGCTCCTGCGGTTAAGTTATTAGTCACTCCCTGTTCTACTCCCATTCTATTTTGTCCCATATCATAAGCACTACCACCCGTTGCTCCTGATTTTTGAAGGGTGTCCATTATCTCTTTTATTGATAAATTATTCTTGTCTGACATATTATGCTAAAACCATTGAGTCACTTTGCCACTTAGTTAATGCTCTTGAACCTCTGGTATCTGCCATTGTTGCTGATTCTGTTCTTCGCTGTTGTTCCAAATCTGCTGCATATCTTCGTTGTTTTTCAGGTAGGTCTATGTTACTTCTGGATAGACTTGTTCCGGCTGTGTCTTTATATCTAGCTAGGCTTAAATTCCTTTGGTCTATAGTTTGACCATAAGGGTTATTAGGATTATTCATATCAGCCAGTCCCATTCCAGCGGTATCAGGAGTTTTATTAAATGGGTCAAATAAAGACTTTTGGTATAATCCTCTGGCTAGTGCATTCGCTTGATTAGATTGAGTTGTAGCTTGATTTGCAGTTGTAGTATCTTCTGTTTGTATTCTAACTCCCTTATCATAATCTTCAACCAATCGTGAGAGAGCTAGGTTAAGGTCACCTTTGGATTCGTTTAAAATTCTGTCATAGTAAACTCCAAGTTCTCCGTAAGCATCAGTTGCAGCTTTAACATAATCAAAGTTGAATGGAGCAGCAGTTCCTCCCCCTCCTCCACCACTTTTAAGCTGCGGTTCAACAACTGTAGCCCAATAGTTATCATCCCATACTCCCGTAGATGGGTTTACGGCATAGGCTTTCCCTGTTTCTGGATTAATGTCTCCTTTGTTCGGCATAAGTTAAAATTGATAAGTTATCTCCTTTTATAATATTATATTTAAGTTGTACTTACTAGAAATCCACTAAATCTAGTTTCATTACCTGCTTCAACAAATAAAGCCCCACCAGTTCCTGCAATGAAAATTTCTATATAATCATTTGCTGCAAGTTGGATAATAGTAGATAGATTTACTGTTTGATAACCTTGTTCAGAAGCATAAATTCTAGCTCCCTCATAAATTGCTGAACCATTTTTATAAAGAGCTATTATTACATACTGTGTAGCATTAATAATTGTAGCAACGCTAGCTTGAATTTGATAAAATCCTGCGATTGGAGCAGTATATCTTCCCTTATTGGTTACACTATCAAAATTATTATTAGTATCAAAAAGTTCTGCATCAAAATTAACTATTGCAAAGCCTCCGTTTCCTGAATTTTGAGCCGCATTTCTATAAGCACTAAATTTATAAGGATTAGTTAAAGCAATTGATTTACTGTCTGTCCCATCGTGGTCATGTCCGGTTGAAGTATTAAAAGCTATTTTACTTTCGGATATTGCAGCGGAAGCAGAAACATTAGCATTAGTTATACTACCGTTAAATTCAGAATAAATAGTATCAAAGTCGCCATTAAATTGTGCGGCTGTCGGGATAACACCATCCACTAGGTTTGTAGGTTTGACTATAATGCCCAAAATAACCTCCTATCTTGACAAACTATTACTTTACCATTATAATTAGTTGCAGTATGCTTTGTGCTTGCGGATGTAAACAAGAAATAACTAGAAAACCCCGACCATATAGACTTAATAAGTTTATTCATGGACACCACAGAAAAGGAATCAAACTTTCGGAAGAACTTAAAAATAAAATTAGCAATGCTAATCAAGGTAGAAAACTTTCCAAAACCCATATTATAAAAATGAGTAGAACTCTTAGGAGACGTTATAGAAATGGCGAACTTATTAATCCATGGAAAGGAAAACATCAAACTCCTGAAATGCTTGCCAAATTTAGGAAAACTATGCTTGCTAAAAATAAAGGTATTAGACATACTGGAGGATATATTTTGATATATAAACCTAACCACCCTTTTAAAAGAAATAGATATTATGTTCTTGAACATAGATATGTTGTAGAGCAAGCCATTGGTCGCTATCTTAAACCTGAAGAAGTAGTCCATCATTTGGATGGAAATAAAACTAATAATGATATTAGTAATTTGCTGTTGCTTCCTAATGCTAAAACTCATTCTAAATTTCATATTGAACATCTATTTAAGAATACTAAACCCACACTATAATGCAAGCATCATCGCAGCCCCTTAATAAGATAGTGTGATGTAAATTCTCTTATTTTCATTTGTACAGTTGAGCTTATACACTCTAGTTTTACCTGCATTGTTGTACCTTCTGTCTGTCCACCTTGATCTCCAAAAGGAATATTTACTTTAACAAATCCACCCGAACCCAATTTATCAGTCCCCAAAGTCCAAGTTTGACCTAATAGTTTATTTCCCGTACCTAAAAGTGAAGGACTAGCGAGTTGGACATAATAATATCTATCTATAGAAGAGTAGAATCTTGAGTTATAATCACCCTGAGCTGTTGCGAATTGATAGGAATACTTAAATCTCTTAGTTCTCTCTGGCACTCCGAAGTCATAAATCTTAGTTTCATATTTAGCCACGATTTCCTGCCCGTTGTCGGAAGTCCCTGACCAAGTATAAGCCTGTCCGTTGTTAGGTCTTGAGTCAAATAAGTAAAGTCTTGGTGTTGAGGATTCATTAAAGACAACCGCACCTGCGATATTCCAATTAGTGAATTTACACCATCCACCTTTTCCTTCGTTAGCTAAGGTATCATAAACTAAAACTAGTGAATTGTAATTATCCACTCCGTAGGGTGCGAATATAAAAGCAAAATTATCATGGAAACATCCTGAAACTTTACTCATTGCAGCCTTATTGAGTCCTGAAACAGTATAATTTATATCCTTTGAAACAAGTCTTGAGAATGGGTCATCAGTTGTTGTTCTGTACAATCCTCTGACATTTCCTTCTAAGTCAACACACCATACATCATTTTTAACTTGAAACATTGACTCATGCGAAGCAACTCCATGTTCGTAAGTCAATGGCTGAATGGCAAACGTAGCAGTAGACGTGCCTGTTAGATACCAAATACTTCGTTGTTTACCAATATAAAGCCTTCCGGTTGCTCCCGCTGAACCTTTTAATCCTACACCTTGCGAAGCATCCCCTAAGTTTACATTAACATAATCAGTTCCTCCCCACGTTTCTGGGTCAGCAGCGTTTGAATAATAGAGTCTATCTTTGTAAGTTGGATTACCTAAAACCCACATGAAGTTTTTAAACCATTCTATCGCTGTCCCTTGAGGAATAGCTGCAACTGTAGAGACAGTCGTACCGTCAAATTTAATAGGCGTATCTGTTCCGTTTACTCCATATAAAACATCATTTGCCTGAACTAAAGCCCATTTTAAGCCGGTTGTTTTGCTTCCACCTCCGGTACAGTCAGTCCAAGTGATGCCATCAGAAGACTTCTGAAACTTAGCCGTATTCCCTGCTCCATCAACAACTCTGACTAAAAGTTTTGTTCCATTGGCTTTATTTAAGACTGCTCTTCCTAAATTAGTCTTTACAGGCGAAGCACCTGAAGCAGTCAAACCATCTCGCATCTCAAGTTCTCCTCGGTCTCTGATGATAAAATTCTCTATATTTGAGGCGAAGTAATCAGGGATAGCTTGAGGATCATCTCTATCTATGATTGAATAGAAATACTTGTGTTCAAATGTACGGATGTCTGGATTGCCTAACATAATTAAAATTCATTATAGCTTGCTATATCTGCCAAAATCTTACCTTTATCTTCTTGAGTTAAGCTTTCACTATCACAAAAATCACTGATAATAGCGGTCTTTTCTTCTTTTGTTTTATCACTGTTCTCTATTAAGAGAGCAACGATTTGGTTTCTAGTCATTGAATGGATCTCCTTCTATTCCGCCTTGAATTACATTACTTCCGTCATTCTCGTTTATCTCACTTGCGGCCATATTAGCAATATCTTCTAAGTGTCTGTCAAAATCATTCTCAATTTGTCGTGAAGCTGAGTAATCTTCATTGACTCTTTGAATTGTTTTAGCTTGGACATAATCTGTAATCGCCCAGATAAAACGATAAGGAATATTAACAACGTCTGCTCCGTCTGTATATTGAGGAATTTTCCTGACATATCTGACATAAGCTATAGCTCCTGCTTCCGGAGGTACTGGAATAATACCTATGTTATCCCCTGATTGATAATAAAGTGGCGCTGCTTTAGATTGATAAGTAGTTGAGACGTTAGCTTTATTTCCCCATTTAGAAGGACTACTTAGTTTAGTAGCGGTGTTCCTAGTGTCTTCCGTTGCTCCGTATAGAACTTCTACATCTATGAATGAAAGGAAATCTTCAAGTGAAGTAAATATATTATGTTCTAAAGTACTTTGTGTTAGTGAAATTGTCCCATTAGCTCCGAAGAATTTTTCCTTAGCATCCTGCCCTAAAGCGATAATTGATTGATAAATTCTCCCCGCTGCACTTGAAATAATCGGTAAATAGAAGGATACATCTAAATTAGGAGAGGTTAGTCTTGCCTCCACATCAGCGATTATATCGTTTATTGTAACATCAGGATTAAAGGAACTCATTAATTAAAGCGTATCAAGTTAGGGGTAAAATGCAAGTGCTACTTAGTGATTATCCTGAGGGTTTTGGAGGGGTTCTGCGCTGGGGTTGAAACAAATCTTATAAATCTAAGAGGAGCTAGGGCTGCTGCGTGTGCTGCTGTTGGAACTACAACTCTGTTTTGTGCTACTGTGATAGCAATTTGATTCCCTGCACTGTCATAGACATCATCCCAATCAAGAGTTGATTCGTTTTGAGTTCTGCTTTCTTCCGCTTTGCATTGAATATTAAGAACTGTTCCGGTCCATGCTTCTGGCATTTCAATAGCTACTAAACTATCTTCTCCTAAATCAATATCTGAGGATGTTGCTTGGTTTGCGTTAATGTATGCACTTATAACTGACATAATTTAATATTACTAGTTCTAATCTATCTGTCAAGTCATACTTGAACAATGTTATGCACACCAGAATTATTATGTTCTTCACCTAAAGATAAAAGTTTAAAATGATGAGCCTTAAATCCCTCTACACATTCAATCTTAAATCCTTTTTGTCTAGCTCTAGTGAACAAATCAACGTCTTGTCCGCCATATCCATAGGGTTCTTTCACTTTCTCAAACTTCATCGTTAAGGGATTGTATTTATCATGCGGTTCAATCAACTCATAGTCAGTCACTAATCTGCCATTTATTAATCTTTTTTTATTAATCTTATATCTATTGTCTATCGTAAAATACGGAGTACCTAAGGATTCAAAGACCTCTCTTTTGATACAAGTTGCGCCAAGTCCACACCATAAAATCTCTCCGGCTTCGTTGTAGTGAATGATTCCATGAGGAGAACCATTCTTATCGTTATACTGCAAGGTACTTATGGGGCTTTGTGATGACACTAGAGCCACTATAGCCTGCGGTTCTATATACATGTCCTCTTCAATAAATAAGATGCGTTCTACAGCCTTATTTTGTAAAGCAGTTTCTACTAAATAATTAAAACAATCAGGAATTGGGAGGTCTTTAGTTGAATAAAACTCCGTCCCTATACCGATTTTGTTTAATGCTTGCATCCCCTCAATAATTGACTTGACTGTTATGGCGTAGATAAGACCTCGGCTCGGAGTGCATATTGAAATCATACTGGTATATCTCCAAATTCTTCTATTATTCCTTGTTCATCTCTTAAAGTTACTTTCTTTGTCTTTTCAAACTGCCCGCCATTGGTTACTTGTCTAAGTCCTATCTCGTAGGCATGTCTTTGCCCTGATTCATCCTCATACCAACGCTTTTTAGTAGCTGAATACCAGTCTAAAGTCTCACCACTATAATTTCTGTCATAAACTATGTGTTCACAAATCTTACACTTCTCTACTACACTTGGGGTTACTCTTCTATTCTCAAATCCACACCGAGGACATTTCATTATTCTTTTACGATTGATACCATCACAGACCATAAATTAATTATAGCACCTTTTTATTCCAAGCATTATTACCTCTATAATACTTCTTCAAGGCTATAGAATTAGCTTTACCTATTTTACGTTTATGTTCTTCTGATAGTTTTCTTCCCGTAGTCCACGGAATGCCACCTTTTTTAAAAGTACCAGCATGAATCTGCCCCTTATGAGCAATAGAAAGTTTTAAACGGTGCTCTTCTGATAAAAAATATCCTTTTTTTAAATCTTTTAATGCTTTTTCTCTCAAAACAACATTATCTGGAATATCAATACTATGATGTAATGCTTTCAGCCTATCAAAAAGTAAAACTCTATACGCAAATATATTGTCGCTTATTCTATTGGACTTAGACACAAAGGTTCTAAAATCCATTGCTATTTCTGCTTCTCCTTTTTTGCCAATTAAATATGGGGATATGTCTGAAAGAAACTTAAATGCTTTTTCATTTTCTACTCTCCAATGAATAGTAGCTCTATGCTTATCTGTTCTTGCTTTCCTATTATATAGATAACCTCCCCAAATTAACTGAGCCTTCTTAAGAATCTCAAATTTATCTACCATTTGAATATTTACCTGCATACGAAGATATTTAGGGGATTTATTAACATTAGAATTACCGATTTGAATTGAACCTTCGCCATCTATTAATCCTGCGAAATAAGCGTAAGTAGTCTTCATAAATATATACAGGCTTTGATATTATCTCCGCCTGTATATAGAGTATCATTTTCTGACAAGTTTGTCAAGTTATCTCAATACTCTTGAGGCTAACTATTCATCGTCTGAACGAAAATCCACAGCGAAGTCGTCCCTAAATTCAGCAAAACCCCAGATTGCGTCTGTGGTTGCCAAAGTACCGAGATACTCCTGCTTGTACTGGAATTGCATTCTTGCTTTTTGCTGCATAGCTAAAGCAAATGCTTCTCTTTGGAATAACAGATTGTGTACAATATCTGATGTTCCGGACTCTTCTACTAAATTAGTAGACATATAAACTTCAATGCCTCCGTAAAGGATACCAATGAAGCCGTTAGGACCGATTCGTCTAACTGGTTGTCCACCAATTCCACCTGCACCACCTGAAGGTGTAGGAGTAAATCCTAAGCTGTCCCATCGTGAAAACTTATCAATAAGTCTCAAATGAGCCAAGCCTGCTGGTTTGATTACAAAATACCTATCTGTTTGAGGAGCATTCGCATCATCAAGATACTGAATGGCTCTAACTATATTTGCATCTGTAATGTCGGTTGTAGAATTTCCGACTGTTTGAGATAGACCTGAATATAACCCTGCTATATCACTATCAATTTTTGAACCGATAGCGTAGCCAGCTTTAGGAGAATAATCTTCTAAAACCTTGTACTTAGAGGCTGCTTTCAATCTATCTTCAACCAAATAGGAAGCTTCAAAATGACGGTTTATGTTCATTGTGAACTCTCCCTCTGTTGGAGCATTAAGCGTTACTTGCGTATTCGCTGCTTTTGCATATGCCGTTAAGTTTGAAACTTTTGGTACATGTAAAACATCTCCACCATCTTGGACATCAGCGTCAAACCTCTTAACGAGATTTGCTAATACTAATGTTGATTCAGTTGCTTTTTGAGTCTCTCGACTCCACACTTCCGGAATAAAAACATCTCCGGTAGTTATTGTTTGTTGGTTTGTTCCTAGTGCCATAATAAATCGCCTTCTTTCTGATGCCTAGATTAATTTGTAGTCCTATGAACGATGACAAAGAAGTTATTTGGGTTTGATTGCGGTTAAAAGTCCTGTTCTATATTTATCGTAGTCTGCATCTGACATATTCTTTATGTCTTCCCTAGAGAATCTTTTAGTAACTGTTTGTTCTCCTCCGCTAGTTGGCTTCTCAAGTTCAGGAGCTTTAGGAGCATTTGATAACTTTTTAGCGTTAGCTTCAACTATTGCATCAAAGTTCATTTCTCTATAAGCTGCCTCATAGTTATCGCCTAAGCCATTCTTCTTAGCGAAGGTTACTACTTCTACTCCGTTAAAAGCCGGAAGGTTATTCTTGCCATCATACTTTTCAGATAACTTCCTCAAATTATCAGCGTTTTTGGTAACTCTTAAATCATCCTGTCTTACAAACCCTCTTGCAGTTAGATTCTTTTCAATCTTTTCAAGACTGATTCTTTCTTC